ACGGCGAACGCTCTGACGGACATGACCAAGGCGCTCACCGCCGGCGTCCTCCCCAATGCGAGCAACACGCAGAAGGGCATCGCGGCAACCGCTCTTCAGACCGAGGTCATCGCCGGAACCAGCCAGACCAAGGTGATCACGCCTTTCGGTCTCGCCACCATGATCGGTCGTCAGGACCTGGGCTACTACGTCCCTCCGTCCTGGGGGCAGTTCTGGAAGCCCAAGCGCAACGGAGCTGGTAGCGCTCTGGCCACTGTGGCCGCCGTAGGCTCCAGTTCCACTCAGGGGCTGTACTCGTCCAACCTTCTCACGGCGCCGTTCGTCTCGCAGATCATGACCCAACTGCAGACCCAGTACGGTAACGGCGGAAGCGGCTACTTCAACACGGCCCGCAGTGTTCTCTTCTTCGGAGCTGGCACTGTCGTCAACGCCTGGAACGCCATCAGCGGCAACTTCGCTCAGTACTCCGGCAGTTGGGGCATCGGTACTCAGGACGGCCCCGGGGCGAACTTCCTCTACAGTTCCACCAACGGGAACACGATCACGTTCAACGCGATCCGCGGCACGACCATCCGCGTCTACACCAAGTCCGGTGCAGGGCGCGTCAACTGGACGTACTCCGTCGACGGCGGGGCTGCGGTCAGCGTCAACGACTCCGGTACGGCTGGCAGCACCGTTCAGGTAACCACCATCACCGGCCTGTCGACGTCCAACCACTCGATCACGCTCACGCACAACGGCACGACCGGCAACTACTTCAGTGTGTACGGCGTTACCGGCGAGAACGCGACTGGAATCGTCGTCAACAACTACGGTCTCTCCGGAGCGGGTTCGTCCACCTTCACCGACTTCACCAACAACTACGGTGCGGGTCGGTGGTCTGGCGGTCCCGACTACAAGGCCGATCTGGTGATCTACGCTCTGGGCGCCAACGACGCCAACGGCGGTCTGGCCGGCGACAGCTGGGCGATGAATCTGGAACAGTACCTCCAGGGCGTCAAGAACGGGTCGTCTGTCGGCGGAACGGGCGCTACCGGCAACACCGACGTGCTGATAGTCATGCAGCACATCGGGAACTACGACACCTACTACAAGTGGCAGGACTACTGCAGTCGTGCCCGCGGAATCGCCGAGGCCTATGGTGCGGCTCTCGTCAACGTGTGGCCTCAGGGTCGCAACTCGTGGAACTACTGGAACAACCTCAACTACTGGGGTAACGCCAGCACTGCAGGCGGGGTCTCTGGAACCGACTCGATCCACATGAGCGACGCAGGACACACTGCGGTCGCCAACGCCATCATGCCCATTCTCACGGCGGCCTAAGGAGGTCGAATGTCAGTCCTTACTAAGCTTTCGGCCCTTCTCCAGGTCGATGCCCTCACTGTCGTCGGTGATCTTTCCACCGGCGGTGTCGGTCAGGAGCTGTTCGTTCGTCGAACCGCCAACAGCTCCCCCGTTGCCAGCAGCACCACGTACGCGTCCGACAGCCAGCTGGTTCTGGCACTGGCGGCCAACGCTACTTACATGTTCCGGTCTCTGATCTCCTACGCGACCCCGCTCGCGGCAGGCATCGAGATGCGGTTCAGCTACTCGGGCTCGGCGAGTGGATTGTGGACGCCGAACTTCCTGAACGGCAACACGTCCGGAGACACTGCCACTGTGCGTCGAACCAGTGTCAACATCGGAACTGGCCAGGGTTCTCAGTCGGGCATCGACTCCAGCACGTACATCGTTGCCACGCCTGAGGGGATCATCAACACCACCACGGCCGGCAACCTCACGTTCGACTGGGCTCAGTACGTTTCCACCGCCAGCAACACAACCGTCGGTGCCAACTCGTTCATCTACGCCAAGCGCGTGGCCTGACAACGTCAAAATGGAAGGAGCCGTAATGTTCTCCCTCACCTCGAGCGGTTCGTTCGACAAGACCGAATCGTTCCTGAAAGCCATGAAGAAGCTGGATGTGTCCAGCATCATGAAGGAATGTGGGGAACTGGGCGTTACGGCTCTTTCCGACGCTACCCCGATTCGCACTGGTCTCACGGCAACTTCCTGGGGCTATGAAATCAGTGTGAAGAAGGGCGTCTACACCATTGCCTGGACCAACTCAGACGTCCATCACAACTTCCCGATCGCGATCATGCTTCAGTACGGTCACGCCACCGGCACAGGGGGCTACGTTCAAGGTCGGGACTACATCAACCCGGCCATCCGGCCCATATTCGACCAAATCGCAATCAAGGTATGGAAGGCGGTGACCTCCGCATGAGCAGTATCGACCAGCGCGTCGTCCAAATGACGTTCGACAACCGCCAGTTCGAGCAGGGCATCGCCACCACCCTTGCCTCTCTGAACAAACTCAGCCAGGGTCTGAAGCTCGAGGGCGCCACCAAGGGTCTCGGTGAAGTCGAGAAGGCTGCCAACAGCTTTTCCCTCGGTCGAATAGCCGATGGCGTCGAGGAGATCGGCGGCAAGTTCAAGGCGATGTCGGTCATCGGCATCACCGCCCTGAGCGAACTGACCAGCAAGGCTATCGAGTCCGGCATCGAACTCGTCAAGAAGTTCACGATCGAGCCGATCACCGAGGGCTTCAAGAACTACGAGACTGAGATCAACGCGATCCAGGTAGTTCTCGCCAACACTCAGCGCTACGGGACCACGCTTCCCCAGGTTCGAGACGCTCTCAACGAACTGAACAAGTACGCCAACCAGACGGTTTACAACTTCTCCGAGATGGCCGACAACATCGGTCGCTTCACGGCTGACGGCGTCAACTTGGAGACTGCAGTCTCCTCGATCAAGGGTATCGCCAACCTAGCGGCGATGTCTGGAGCGACCACACAGCAGGCCTCTACTGGCATGTACCAGTTGTCGCAGGCCATCGCGGCCGGCGTGGTTCACCTCCAGGACTGGAACTCGGTCGTAAACGCTGGTTTCGGTGGCAAGGTGTTCCAGGATGCCCTGGTCGAGACTGCTCGCGTCCACGGTGTGGCCGTCGACAGCATGATCAAGAAGGAGGGTAGCTTCCGAATGAGTCTTCAGAAGGGCTGGCTTACCTCCCAGATCCTGACTGAGACTCTTTCGAAGTTCACCGGCGACCTGTCCGACGCACAGCTCAAGTCCATGGGCTACACCAAGGAACAGATCACCCAAATCCAGGCTCAGGCCAAGGCCGCCGTCCAAGCAGCCACCAACATCAAGACCCTGTCACAGCTTACGCAGGCGCTCAAGGAAGAAGTGGCGACTGCTTACGGGATCGTCTTCAGGACGATCTTCGGTGATCTCGACGAAGCCACCGTTCTGTTCACCAACCTTCATAATGTGCTGGAGAATGGGCTTACCAACCCGATCTACGCACTGAACAAGGTACTTGAGGGTTGGGCAAGTCTCGGTGGTCGAACCGTACTCATCGACGGACTGACGAAGGCGTTCCAGGCACTTAGCGCTATCATCAAGCCGATCAAGGATGCCTTCCGGGAGATCTTCCCGCCCACCACGGCCAAGCAGCTCTACGACATGACGGTCTCCTTCAGGGACTTCATGGAAAAGCTCAAAATAGGAGGACAAACCGCTGAGGAACTGAAGCGGACCTTCGCTGGCGTCTTCGCCGTCATCAAGATCGTCGTAGATGTCGTCGTTGCCCTCGGCAAGGAGATCTTCACGCTCCTCGGCAAGGTCACTCCGGCCAGTGGCGGGATACTCAAGTTCACGGCCAACATGGGCGACTGGCTCGTCAAGGCCAAGGACTTCGTGGAGCACGGCGACCGCATCAACAAGCTCCTTGAGACTTTCAATAAGAAGGTCGACGAAGCGGTCACGAAGGTCAAGGAATTCGCCGGGCACATCGAGAAGATCTTTAGCAAGATCGACACGTCAAAGTTCGAGAAGTCTCTCGACAACGTGGGTAAGAAGCTCGGACCGTTCGGCAAACTCTGGGATCTGGCCGACAAGGCTTGGGCGTCGCTCTATGCCCATTTGGGCGCAATCGCGAAGTACTTCGAACCCCTCGCTGAGAAGTTCGAAACCTTCTTCAAGAAGCTCGGCAGCGCGGTCATGTCTATCGTGTCGGGCATGGGGGACATCAACTTCAAGGACGTCCTCAACGCCATCGACACGGGTCTCTTCGCCGGGCTCGTACTCCTGGTCAAGAAGATCGTCGACCGCTTCAAGGGCGGCCACGATTCGAATCCGATCGAAGGGTTCGTCGATACCATCAAGGAGACGTTCGAGGCTCTCACCAAGACCTTCGAACAGATGCAGAAGACGCTCAAAGCGGCGACACTCCTTGAAATCGCCCTCGCCATCGGCGTGATGACCATCTCTGTCTCCAAGCTCGCCAAGATCGATTCAGGCGGCCTTCTTCGGGCGTCCAGCGCCATTACGGCGATGTTCGTTCAGCTCATGGGCACAATGGTCATCTTCGACAAGTTCGTCACCGGCGAAGGCGTCGGCAAGATGCCGTTGATGATGGGCTCGCTGATCCTTCTCGCCTTGGCCATCGATATTCTCGCCTCCGCTGTGAAGAAGATGTCCGGGCTCAGTTGGAGCGAGTTGGAGAAGGGTCTCACCGGTCTTTCGGTCATTCTTCTGTCGCTTGCAGGTTCGATCAGGCTCATGGGGAATCCGGAGACCATGATCTCTACCGGCCTCGGGATGATCGCGCTCGCCAAGGGCGTCGAGATTCTCGTCAAGGCCGTCACTCAACTGAGTAATCTCAGTTGGGATCAACTCGGAAAGGGGCTCGCTGGGGTTGGAGCCATCCTTCTCGAGCTCGGTCTCTTCGGGAAATTCGCCGAAGCCGACAAGGCTGGAGCGATCTCGGGCATCGGAATCCTTCTGCTCGCCGAGGCCATCAATCTCCTCGTCAAGCCGATCGAGAAGTTCTCGAACTTCTCCTGGACCCAGATCGGTAAGGGCCTCTCAACGCTCGCTGGCGCTCTGGCATCCATCGGCGGAGCTTTGGTCTTGATTCCACCCTCGTCCGTCCTCTCGGCAGCGGCTGTTCTCATCGTGGCAACGTCTCTCGGCATGATCGGGGACGCCATCAAGAAGATGGGTAACCTGAGTTGGACTCAGATCGGTAAGGGGTTGGCCGAACTGGCGGGAGCATTGGGGCTTATCGCAGCCGCTCTTGCACTTCTTCCGCCCACCTCGCTCCTGTCCGCCGCGGCGATCTTCGTCGTAGCAGAGTCCTTGAGCACCATCACGGACGCGTTGGTCAAAATGGGAGGCATGTCCTGGACTCAGATCGGTAAGAGTCTCCTCGAACTTGCCGGAGCCCTGGCTATCATCGCAGGCGCTCTGTATCTCATGGAGGCAGCACTTCCTGGTGCGGCGGCCTTGGTCGTCGTTGCAGGGGCTCTGATGCTCCTTCAGCCGGTGCTCAAGGCATTCGGTGAGATGTCCTGGACCGAGATCGGCAAGAGTCTGCTCATGCTGGCTGGCGTCTTCGTGGTTCTCGGTGCGGCCGGCCTTCTCTTGGGCCCGGTCACTCCGGTAATCCTGGCGCTTGGTGCTGCCGTCGTTCTCTTCGGCGTCGGCGTCATGGCAGCAGGTGCAGGAGTGTTCTTCTTCGCTGCAGGTCTTACTGCTCTAAGCATCGCTGGAGCGGCTGGAGCCGCAGCTTTGACGGCCATCGTAACTGCGATGCTCGGCCTTCTCCCGGAGGTCGCAAAGCAGATCGGGAAGGCAGTCATCACCTTCGCGGAGACGATCGGGGCCGCCGCGCCTGCCATCGTCGACGCCATCGTCAAGGTACTCAGTGCCCTGATCGATGGAATCGTGAAGTTGACGCCTAAGGTGGTGGACGCGCTCCTCAAGCTTCTGTCCATGTTGTTGGACGAACTCAACAAGTACGTCCCGCACTTGATCGATGCTGGCAGCAATCTCGTCATCGCCATTCTCAAGGGCTTCGCAGCCAAAATAGGCGGGATTGTTTCGGCAGCGACAGATCTCATCGTCGCTTTCCTGAACGGCATCGCGAACAACCAGGGTCGTGTTCTACAAGCTGCTGCGGATCTCATCATCGGGTTCGTTAACAAGCTCGCGGATACGATCCGATCCAACGCGCCTGCTCTTGGTTCGGCTGGCGGAAATCTGGCAGAAGCGATCATCGAAGGTATGATCACAGGCCTTGGCTCTGGTGTCGGGAGGATCGTCAGCGCTGCGGGGGATCTCGCGAAGAAGGCCATCGATTCCGCGAAGAGTGTTCTCGACATCAACTCACCTTCGAAGGAGTTCATCAAGATCGGTCAGTCGGTTAACGAGGGCTTCTACAAGGGCCTCACGAGCGGCAACGCAAGTGACGTCGACAAGGCGTTCCAGTCGCTTGCCGACAAGATGCAGACGTTGACGGACGATGCGGGTAACCGTGTCGACTCGCTCGAGAAGAAGCTCAACAAGCTGACGTCTGCCCGACACAGGAACCGAGCCGCTATTGCGGAGACCAGGAAGGAACTCGAGGAGGCAAGGGACGATCAGGCAAGGGACGCTGCAGCCTACGATCTCGTAACCAACGGGCTCTGGCAGCAGCACCAGGCTCTCGACAACCTCGCCAACAGCTACCAGAACGTCAAGCAGCAGATCGTCGACGCGAACAAGGCTCTCGACGAGGCGATCAAGACCCGCGACAAGTACAACGAGCAGGTCTCGAAGCAGTTCGGCACCACCGACAAGGTTCAGGCCGGCGAGACGGTCGCTCAGTACGAGTCCGACCTCGCCAAGAAGATCGAGAAGACCAAGGAGTTCGCCAACGTTCTCCAGCGCCTTCACCAACTCGGTCTCAGTGACGCGGAATACATGGATCTCCTGTCTCAGGGGACCGATGTGCTTCCGTTCGCCCAGCAAATTCTCGATAGCGGGAAGGCAGGCGTTGATCATCTCAACGATCTGAACAACCAACTCGCCACCGCCGCGGGTGCGTTCGGCAAGACCGCCTCCACCGATCTGTACCAGGCTGCTGTTGACTCGGCTGCTGGCTTGGTCAAGGGCCTGGAGGACCAGAAGGCCGCGATCGAAGACCAGATGAACCAGATTGCCACGGACATGGTGAACGCCATCAAGCGGCAGCTTGGTATCCGGTCGCCTTCGCGCGTGTTCGCGGAGATCGGCGGATTCACCGCTCAGGGTCTGGCTGACGGCTTTGCCGCTTCCTCGTCTGTGGTGGAGAACTCCGTCACGGCCGTCGGCGATAAGGCCATCGAGGCGATGGGAAGGTCACTGGCCAATATCTCCACACTCGTCTCATCCAATCTCGACGTGAACCCAACCATCACTCCGGTGTTGGATCTGTCCAGCGTCAAGAAGGATGCGGCTCAGATCGGAACCATGATCGGCGCCCAGTCGATTTCGGTGCAGTCCGCATATTCAAAGGCCGTAATTGCCTCCGCGGGTTACATGAGCAACATGGCTGCAGCCCAGCAGTCAGCGCCTCAGTCGCAGAGTCCGGCGGTCACGTTCAACCAGTACAACTCCTCGCCGGTGGCCCTGTCTTCGGCGGAAGTCTACCGCCAAACCAGGAACCAGCTTTCCCAAGTGAGGGGTGCTCTTGTTTACTCGACTGGAAGTCCGCAATAACCAGGGCGGACTTCTCACGCTCCAGCTCGGTGATTCTTCAAACGGCTTTGTCGTCCGCGAGATCACCGGGCTGGACCCCGTGAAAGCCACCATCGTCACCACGACTTTCGCTCAACTTCCCGGAGCAAGGTTTCAGGCCAGCCACAGGGAAACCCGCAACATTGTCCTCAAGATGGGCTTCGACGTAGACCCGGCCGTGAACACGATTCGAGGTCTTCGGCAGCAGCTCTACAACTTCTTCATGCCGCAGTCGGAGGTCAACTTGACCTTCTACGACGACGGCGTGGCCGACGGCTTCGTGATCGTGGGTCGGGTGGAAACCTGCGAGACTCCGCTCTTCGCTCAGGAACCTTCCGTCTCAATCTCGATCATATGTTTCGACCCGGACTTCGTCGACCCCAACCCCGTCACAGTAACCGGTCTGACGACCGCGGATGCGAACCCGACCGACATCGCCTACGCAGGTTCGATCGAGACCGGGATCACCCTCACCCTCAACGTCAACCGCACGCTCGGCGAGTTCACGGTCTATCACACCGATCCTGTCGGAAACGTCTTGTCCATGGACATCGTCGGCTCCTTCGTCTCGGGCGACGTGATCACGGTCAGCACGGTTCCCGGCGCGAAGGTGGCCAGTCTCAACCGGGCCGGCGTCATCACGTCGATTCTCTACGGGGTTTCGCCTCAGTCGATCTGGTTCAAGCTGACGCCAGGCGACAATCTGGTGAAGGTTTACGCCACCGGAGCCGCGATCCCAGTGACGATCGTCTACACGAACCGGTTCGGAGGGCTGTAAGTGGACGTCTACACCCTCGACGCGCTTTTCCGTCGCCAGTACACAATCGACAACTACGTATCACTCATCTGGACCGAGAGGTTCAAGGCGTACGGAGAATTCCAGCTCGACATCGAATCTACCGTCGCAAGCCGGACGCTTCTGACGCCTGGTGCGCTTCTGGCGATGAGCAAGTCAAACTACATCATGCGGGTGGAGTCCATCGAGGACGACATCGACAATGAAGGCAAGAAGCTCCTCATCGTCAAGGGTCGTTCACTCGAGTCGATCCTTCTCGACCGTGTGGCCTTCTTGTCCTTGAGCGACACGACGACTATCCCGAAATGGACGATCGCCGACAAGCCCGCAGCAGTGGCGAGGAAGGTCTTCCACGATATTTGCGTAACGGGTACTCTCAACGCTGCCGACAAGATCCCGTTCATCAACGAGGGTACCTTCCTTCCAGCGTCGACGATCAGCGAGCCAGTCGACCCGATCACCGTCGACATCACTCCGACCAGCGTCTACGACGTGATCGTCAACATCTGCAACACCTGGAATCTCGGGATGCGGATGCTTCGGAACGGCGACACTTCCCAGCTGTGGTTCGATATTTACGCAGGAAGTGACCGCACCACTGGGCAGACCATGCTCACTCCGGTCGTCTTCGCCCCCGAGCTGGACAACCTGCAGAACACCAAGGAACTCACGAGCATCGACAAGGCGAAGAACGTCGCCTACGTCTTCTCGCCCGCTGGATTCCAGGCCGTATATCCTGTCGGCGTCGACCCAACTGTGGGCGGCTTTGACAGGCGTGTAGTGGCCGTCATCGCAAACGACGTCACGAGTTCGAACCCTGACGTCGCTTCAGCGCTCATACAGCGAGGCCGGGACGCACTGGCCAACGCCCGTGTCTACCAAGGCTTCGACGGTGAGATCAGCCAGAGCAGCCAGTACCAGTACGGAATCGATTACCGTCTCGGCGATATTGTCGAGATCCGGAACACCGACGGCGTCGCCAACAACATGCGCGTCACAGAACAGATCTTCGTGAACGACAGTCAGGGCGAGCGCTCATATCCGACCCTGACGCTCAACGTCTTCATCAACACCGGGTCCTGGCTGTCGTGGATGAACGACAAGCAGTGGTTCGACCTCGATCCCAGCCCGACGGCTTGGGCAGACCAGCCTTAAGGAGGTTCAGATGGCTGTAGGAGACCAGGCGGTAGCGGCTGGTTACACGATCGTTCCCGACACCGGCGAAGAAGGCCGAGTCCGTTGGGGCGCTCGCGAGATCAACCGCACGCGAGACTTCATCGGCGCGCTAAAGGCGCTCATCCCGATCGGAAAGTCCGGATACCGTGCGGCCGGCGGCATTTCCTCAGGGACGGCTGCCCCTTCCGGTGGTAACGATGGGGATATCTACTTCAAGATCCTCAGCTAGGCGGCATCGTGACCGACTACACTCAGTCCACCGGCAGTACCGGCACGATGATGATCCGGGACACCGGGTCGTGGGTGGAGTTCTGGCTCAACGCGGGAAACCCGACGAGCTACAACTACCAGCTGCCGTGGGGCTACAACGTCAACGGTCAGTCGAGCTCGTCTGAGCAGTACCGGTACTCTCCCAACTCCGGTTGGCAGAAGCTCGGTTCATGGAACGTGACCTACAGCCAGACGGTCGAGTTCGATCTCGGTCGTACTGGCACTGGCGGTATGGGCGGCCCCACGACGCTCACCGCTTACATCAGCCGTTCCACGATTCCTGATCCGCCGACTATCACCGGCCCCTGGAACGTCACCAGCAACTCGGTGACGATCAACATGTACAACAACGCGGACAACGGCGCGACGATCTATGATCACCAGATCGGCTACGGGACAGACCCGTGGAACGTGCAGTACTTGTCCGCACTGTCAGGCCAGTCGGGATATTTTGCGATCAACGGTCTTGCTCCAGGAGCGACCTACTACTTCTGGGGCCGAGCCTGGAACCAGAACGGTTGGAGCGGCTGGGGGAACCGGATCTCCTGCACTATGTTGCGGACTCCGGACGCTCCGTCACAACCGCTACTAGCAAGCGTTACCGTTTCCACTGTCGACGTCTCGTTCTCCCCGAATGGCGATGGTGGCGCATCAATCCTTGCTTATCAAGTCGGATACGGAACTGACTCATCAGGACCGAGCACCAACGTGAACGCCACTTCCCCGGTGACGATTACAGGCCTCTCTCCTGGAACCGTGTACTACTTCTGGGTCCGAGCACAGAACTCGGTTGGCTGGGGCCCATGGTCTGTAGCCAACAGCGTAAGAACAGTCGCCGGTGCCTACGTTGGAGTTACGCCTGTCGTCCTTCCGATCGGCATGCCTTATGTCCCCGCGTACAAGCTCGCGGTCGTCTACGTGAACGTCGGCGGAACGTGGAAACTCGCAGAACCGTGGGTGAAAGTCATGGGTGTCTGGACAAGAACAACATAACTACTAGGGAAGGATCGCAGTGAATGCCGAACTCATCCAGGTTGGGGTGACTTCGATTACCTCCGTCCTTGCGTCGTCGGGTCTCTGGGCCTGGCTGCAGAAGAAGGACAGCACGAAAGACGCCACCTCCAGTCTACTGATGGGTATGGCTTACGACCGCATCACCACGCTCGGAGTCACCTACATCGAGCGCGGGTGGATCACCCGGGATGAGCTCGAGGACTTCCAGCGCTACTTCTACAACCCGTACAAGATTCTCGGCGGAAACGGGGTCGCCGAGCGCATCATGAACGAGGTCCTGAGACTACCGCTCAAGACCTACACCCCGTACACCGAACTCGTCCAGACCCTCCGAACCAACCCCGAGGAACCCACCAATGTCCGACTCCGTGTCTCGCCCGGTCCCGCAGAAGCCTCTGCTCAGCAACCGTAACTACAACGCTCTGAAGCATGTCGCCTCGTTCGTCCTGCCGGCCGCCGCGACCCTGTACTTCGCCCTGGCCCAGATCTGGCACTTCCCGGACACCGAGCAGGTCGTCGGCACCATCACCGCCGTCAACACCTTCCTGGGCGTCGTCCTCGGCATCTCGTCCCTGCAGTACAACAACTTCGCCCCGACATACGTCGGCTCGATCGACGTCACCGACGACGGTCAGAAGAAGGTCTACTCGCTGAACTTGAATGCGCCGCCGGAGCACCTCGAGACCCTCTCCACGGCCACCTTCGCCGTCAACGCGGTCAAGACGGTTCCCGCCCCGGTCGCACCCGTCGGCCCGCCGGTCGAGGACCTGTCGCAGCAGCACCCGTAACATCACAGGTCGCAGGAAAAACATTGCGTATAATGAGACCCCTACTGTAAGGAGAACGCAATGTTCACCCTGAAGCTCACCAAGAAGAAGACCACCCTCGACGAGGTCATCGACGCGGCGCTCGCTCAGACAGTCGAGGATCAGATCAATACCCCCGAGTACACCCAGAAGATGGAGGTGCTGACCAAGCTCTACAAGCTCAAGGAGAACGACTCCAAGAGCCGCCTGAGCCCGGACACCATCGCCATCGTTGCTGGGAACCTCGTC